CGCACCGCCCGCCCTCGCTCACCCACGCACGTGCAACACGTTCTCACCAACTTCGCATGACGCGAGTGCGTGCCCCGCGCCCGCCAACCCTCACCTACCATTCTGACACCAGTTCCCTAAAAAATTTTTAGGGAAAATCAGGGCGAAAAAAAACCCCGCCGAAGCGGGGTCTGAAGGGTGGTGCTGGTTACTCGGCTTCGGCGGTGTGGCCTGCGTCGTCGAGTGCGTCGATCAGGAAAGCCGCTAGCTTAGCTAATTCGTCGCCTGAGTCTTTCATTTTATTAAACCCGGCGCGGAGTTTAGCGGCGGCGTCTTTAGCCTTGGCACCTGAACTAATCGCTATCATGATAGTGCCACCGCTAGCCTTGGCACCCTTGGCACCCTTGGCCTTACCCTTAGCGGCTTTAGCACTAGTAGAGCCGTTAGGGAATTTAAAATCAGCCTTACCGTTAACGGCGGCGCGAATCGCCGTGAGATAATTATTTTTGGTGCCGACTTTAAGGTGCGCGGGCATCGCGTCATATACAGCCGCCGCTACTGGGCAAGTACGGCGCGAGCCGCCGATTTTAACCTTAGCCGCACGCATGGCCTTAACTTGCTCATTGATCTTAATAGTAGCGGCGCCGAGTACGTCAGCGGCGGCGGCGGCTTGGCCTAGGTTATCGCCGATTATTTTGGCTGATGCAATGGCATCGAATTTAACGGCGGGCTTAACGGCGGGCTTACGGTTTGATTTGCGTGTTGTCATTTGTAAATCTCCATTTGGTTGTCTGAGTCACACCATGCGACCCAGTGACTAAAGTATCTCATACTTTTATTAGATTGTCAAATGGTATTTTCATTCGGCGCAAATCTCACACAGTGTGAAGTTTGCCAGCCGATGCCAGTGACCCCCACCCCCCAAATGTGTGTGATGGGACCCGCCCGCTGACTACGTGTGTGTTTTGCACATTAGGCCACCCCCCAATGAAATTCCCTATACAGTGTAAAATAACGTATTATGGAAAACCCCCCCTTACCTTTTTCTGGAGTCCCGTCTCCTTTTGGTATATATTTTTTGTAGGGGGGTCGCGTCGGCTCGGCGACGTTAAATAGCCTGTAGATCCTCGTAGACAAGCAAAGCAATCGGCCCCCCTCCCCCCTTGTAATATTCCCAGGCATCTGTTAGCTTTCGTCTATCGAAACGCACCCCCTATTAATTTTCTGGAGTCTCGTTTCCTCCGATGCCATTAGTTATTACGCCTGAAGTAGGAATACCGCTTCCCTTTGACGTTACGCCAGAGGAAGTTGAGACGTTCCGTGACCGTGCTAAAGCTGCCTGTCAGACAATCCTTGAGTTGATCGAGTCTGGAGCTAAAGCACCTGAGATGGACGACTCCGTCTCCCAAGAAGCACACAAATTGTTTGCGGCTGAAAAGCCCATTAGTGTGGCGAAAACACCGCCCGCCGTTATTCTTAAATTAGAGTCCCTGCTTACTACTTACGACCATGAGTTCTTGGATGCCCAGAGACGGATCACTAACTTTGTGACCAACAGGTTGATGGAAGAGACTGAGAACGAGGACGCCGGAAAGCGGCTTCGAGCACTTGAGTTGTTGGGCAAAAAAGTAAATATGTTCTCTGACAAGATCGAAGTCACTGTTAAACAGAAGCCAGCCGAAGAGATCGAGGCTGAGTTGGCTAGGCTTTTAGAGCGCTATGTTGGTGAGGCTATTCTTGTAGAAGCCAAAGAAGTTGACGAGTTTGATGAGCTTGATGAGTTAATGTCAAAGCCCCCAAGTCCCCTAGAGATTGACCTGGATGCTGAGCTTGGGTTTACGGACGACGAAGAAATTAATGACGAACAGCCCACAGAACCTCTTAGAGAAGATTAGGGAAAACCCTGATCTATTAGCATCGCTTCCAAAGGAAGTGAAGATGCGTGTCTTTGAGTTGATGGGTGAGCTTGAGGAACGTAAAGCGTCCCAGCGGTCCCAAGATTCGTTCATGACTTTTGTTAACCGGGTATGGCCTTCCTTCATCCATGGCGCACACCACAAAAAAATGGCAGATGCGTTTGAACGGGTAGCAACAGGCAAGATAAAACGGCTAATTATTAACATGCCGCCACGCCACACCAAGTCAGAATTTGCGTCTTATCTGCTACCAGCATGGTTCTTAGGCAAATTTCCCCATAAAAAAGTCATTCAGACTTCCCACACAGCCGAGCTTGCTGTGAACTTTGGACGAAAGGTGCGAAACATTGTTGATCAGGACACGTTTAAAGATATTTTTCCGGGCGTGGGACTACAAGCTGACTCTAAAGCGGCTGGGCGATGGGCGACAAACAAGGGTGGAGACTATTTTGCTATCGGTGTGGGCGGTGCTGTCACCGGTAAAGGAGCGGATATTCTCATTATTGACGACCCTCATAGCGAACAAGAGGCTGCTCAAGCGGAAACTAACCCGGAAATTTACGACAAAACCTACGAGTGGTACACATCAGGGCCACGACAGCGTCTCCAGCCGGGGGGAGCGATCATAATAGTGATGACTCGGTGGTCTAAACGTGACCTAACCGGGCAAGTATTGAAGGCAAGCGCCCAAAGATCGGGTGAAGAGTGGGAAGTTATCGAGTTTCCGGCCATTTTGCCCTCGGGTAAGCCCCTGTGGCCCCAGTTTTGGCCCTATGAAGAGCTAGATGCCCTGCGAAACGAGCTGCCGCACTCAAAATGGATGGCTCAGTACCAGCAGAACCCCACATCAGAGACTTCCGCTATTGTTAAGCGTGAATGGTGGCAAGTATGGGAGAGGGATGACCCCCCAAACTGTGATTTCACACTGATGTCATGGGATACGGCGTTTGAAAAACACAACCGGGCTGACTATTCAGCCTGTACACACTGGGGTGTGTTCTACCACCCGGACGATACGGGGACAGCGCAAGCCAATATCATCATGCTCAACGCATTTAGAAAGCGTATGGAGTTTCCTGAGCTAAAACAGTCGGCGCTTGAGCATTACAGGGACTGGGCACCTGATTCAATAATCATTGAGAAGAAAGCATCTGGGGCACCGCTAATCTACGAGATGCGTGCAATGGGTATTCCTGTTCAAGAGTTTACACCGTCAAAGGGTAACGACAAGATCTCTCGATTAAATGCTGTGTCTGACCTATTTGCTAGTGGTAGAGTGTGGGTTCCGAATACTCAATGGGCTGAAGAAGTTATTGAAGAAGTTGCAAGTTTTCCTGCTGGTGAACATGATGACTACGTTGACTCTGTTTCCCTTGCGATGATGAGATTCCGTAGAGGTGGGTTTATTCGCACGCTCCTTGACGAAGAAGATGAACCACGCGAATTTAGACGGCGTAATACGTACGCATACTATTAAGGACACATTATGGCTATTGATAAGGCCCTGAATCAGGCCCCCCTTGGACTCAGTGAGATGGTGGAGGACATGGAGCCTGCCATTGAGATTGAGATTGAGGATCCAGAAAGCGTCAGTATCAAAGCTGGTGGGTTAGAGATTGAGATTGAAAAAGAAGACATGGATGATGAGTTCAACGAGAACTTGGCTGAAAATCTTGACGACGACATTCTTACAGAACTTGCTGGCGACCTGATTGGGGAGTATCAGTCAGACATCGACTCCCGCAAAGACTGGGTGCAGACGTATGTAGATGGCCTAGAGCTTCTTGGCCTTAAGATCGAAGAGCGCACTGAGCCGTGGCCTGGGGCTTGTGGTGTGTACCACCCCCTGCTGTCTGAAGCCATTGTAAAGTTTCAGTCCGAAACAATCATGGAGACTTTCCCTGCGGCAGGTCCTGTGAAGACTTCTATCCTGGGCCAAGAGACTCAAGAGAGAATCGAGGCGGCTCAGCGTGTCAAAGAAGACATGAACTACCAGCTCACCGAAGTCATGGTTGAGTACCGGCCTGAGCATGAGCGGATGCTCTGGGGCCTTGGACTTTCGGGTAATGCGTTTAAGAAAGTGTATTTCGACCCAAACCTTGATCGGCAAGTATCTCTGTTTGTGCCGGCTGAAGATATTGTGGTGCCCTATGGGGCATCCAGCCTTGAGACTTCTGAGCGTGTCACCCACGTGATGCGCAAGACAAAGAACGAGCTGCGCAAACTCCAGGTCATGGGCTTCTACAAAGATGTTGAGTTAGATGACCCGACGGATACCTTGGATGAGATCGAGAAGAAGATTGCCGAACAGATGGGCTTTAAGGCATCTCAGGATGATCGGTACAAGCTGC